CGGCGACGGCATTAAAAGTTTCAACGGGGAGCCGGTTTATCGAATTGACGGCGTAAACACACTGATTCGTTCCGTGCGCGGTTTTGCCGCGCACGGGGCAATCCTAAACGGCGATTTGACGCTCACACCGTGTTACATCGTCAAGCAGGACAACATTTTTGCACACGGCGAAACGCTGCGCGGAGCAATGGAGGCTCTTCGAGATAAGCTGTTTGAGGATATGCCGGAAGAGGAACGCATTGATGCGTTCCTGCGCGAGACAGACCGCAAAAAAACGTATCCGACGCAGTACTTTTACGACTGGCATCACCGCTTGACCGGGTCGTGTGACATGGGACGAAAGCAGTTCGCCCGTGACCACGGTGTCGATCTCGAGCACGGCATGATGACGCTGACGGAGTTTTTGGAGTTGACAAAAGACGCTTACGGCGGCGATGTGATTCAAAAAGTGCTTAGTAAGATGCAGGAGGTGGAGTGATGGAACGACTGACTGAGCGACTGGGAGATTACAACAATCCTAAAGAAATTTGTGCTGTTTGGGTAAAGAACTATGACTATGTCAGTGCTGCACACCGTCTTGCTGATTACGAGGATATCGCTGATACAGTTGGCGGATTTGACCGCTTACGGGAGCTGGCCGAGGCCGACAAGGGCGGACGGCTGGTGGTGCTGCCGTGCAAAGTGGGCGACGGGCTTTGGACATTCTGTAGTCACCCGGTCGAGCAAGTTTACAGTTTTACTGTGACAGATATAAGCACACTTAACGGGAAAACTCTGCTGAACACATCACGTTGCGGCGTTATAGATGCGCGTGATGTCGGCAAGACGGTATTCCTCACCAGCGAGGAGGCGGAGAAAGCATTAGAGGCGATGAACAATGGCTGAATACATCAAGCGGGAAGCGGCTGTAAAGGCCGTTGAAAAGTATGGACTTACGAACGGCTCTGTGTTGGGGAGGCATACCGGATTAGCGATTTGTATTGCAAGCGAGATTGTCGACATCCCCGTGGCCGACGTTGCGCCGGTGGTGCATGGGCGGTGGGTAGATGGTAAATGTTCAAACTGCGGAGTAGATATCCCAACCGATGATGCACATGATGCAATCTTTGAGGATGAGTGCCGTTTTTGCTATTACTGTGGGGCGCGTATGGACGGAGGTGACAGCGATGCGACTGATTGACAGGGATGTTATTCATTGGCGACCAGATGAAAATTGGGAGCTTTACGCTACAGCAGCAGATATTAGGGCCATCCCTATTGTCGATGCCGTGGTCGTTACTCGGTGCAAGGACTGCAAGTATCTACGTGTATGGAACCAAAAAGATTTATATGCATTTTGTCCAAAGACAAACTTTGTGTTTTTGCCATTTCAAGCGGACACAAGAACGCATTTTTGCAGCTTAGGCGAGCCGAAGGAGGAGCCACATGCTGACGATCACAATTAAAGCCAACGTCCCCGCCGCTGATGCGCAAGGCATCAAGGAGCGCATCGCCATGGACATCGAGCGATACGGCGATTGTAAGGTCGTGAGCATCATGAGCGACCGGGGACGGGAAGAACAGCTACGAATGAAAGGAGCCAAATTATGAGCATCAACGTAAAGAAGTACACCAAAGACCAGATGGCGAAGATGGTGGAGGACGCGCAGACAGAAGTGCAGGAATTAAAGCGGGTAAACGCCGCACTGACCGAGCAGATCGACCAGATGAACGGCGAGGCCATCACCCGAGAGAACGAGATCGCAAACCTGAAAGCGGACGCAGATGTGCTGCGAAATAAGCTCGCCGATACTGAGGCGGCGCTTGGGCGGGCGAACGACGATAGGTGGCGCGCCATGAGTAACGATCCGTTTAAATGGAGTACACCGCCGAGAGGGAGCGCACCTGCCAATAGCCCGTGCATCGAGCATGACAATGTAAGTCACCCCGCGCATTACACGGCGGGAGGGGTCGAGTGCATCGACGCCATTGCGGCCGCATTGACGTGCCAGAAAGACCCGATGCAAGCATGGCTGACGGGACAGGTGCTCAAGTACATGTGGCGCTGGCCGCTGAAAAACGGCAAGGAAGATCTGCGAAAGGCGAGATTCTATCTTGACAGGCTGATCAACAGCGCGGGAGATGATTGAGGTGATGCGATGAGCACGTTTCCTGATCGGCTGCGGAGGTTACGCGAACGCCAGCAATTAAAGCGCTGCGTTCTGTCTGAGCTGTGCGGGCTGAACCGTAACACCATCAAGCGCTATGAGATGGGGACGCAGAAACCGTCAATGGACGCGCTGATAAGCATTGCTGATTATTTCGGCGTGTCGATTGACTACCTGCTTGGCAGGTCGGACTATCCAAAAAGTTTATAAAAATATTTTGCAAAACTCACTTATAAGTGAGTCAGGGTATTGCAATCATGAGAAAATTGAACCGCAGAGGTGTAAAAGCCTTTGCGGTTCTCTCATTTATGGCGTTTACCTCCTGCGCCATAGCGGGGCGCGGTGCTTTTCATCTTTTCACACCGCCCCCCGCGATTTGCCGCACGCACGATGCAGCCCACGATCAGGGCCGAGAGGTCGCACCTCTCATGCGGCACAGGACCCCGCGCACCTCTCAACGATGTGGCCCAGCGGGGACATACGCAGACGTAGCTCAGTTGGTAAAGCACCGGACTTCGTGAGCCGGTATGTCGTGGGTCCGAGCCCCACCGTCTGTGCCAGTGGCCGGGTAGCGCCCGGACAATGTGAGACCGTTGTCGTCATGGCTCACATGGAAATGACAAAGCTCGCTGAAAACTGCGCTTGTCTTGATGCGTCAAGACCGGTTTGACCTGACGGAATAGGGGCTACGACTTTTCGGAGCGTAGTTGTCGGTAGCGTGTGACAATCTAAGCGAGAAAGACGGCCAATGGAAAGAATAACGCCAAATGTGGGCGGCGTTGTAGCCCATCGGGGCGGGTAAAGTCTGCTATGTAAGGCCGAGGGGTGGGGGCTGGTAGCAAATAAATGTGCGAGGTGGTGACAATGGCTGCGCGTCTGACAGACCGACAGAAAAAGAAAATACTGGCGGACTATGTGCAGACGAACAACTATTGCGCCACAGCGAAAATCAACGGCGTGTCCGCAACGACGGTCAAGAACCTTGTGCGGGCGAATGCCGACATTGTGGAAAAGTGCGAGCAAAAAAAGGAAGAGAACACCGCCGATGTGATGGAGTACATGAATGACCACAAAGACCTTGTGTGTTCGTTCATCGGTAAGGGGCTTGAAATGCTCAACGACCCGGAAAAGCTGGCGGCGGCAAATCTCAGCCAGATCACAACGGCAATGGGAACGCTGATTGACAAGTGGGCGATGATAGGCGGCAGCCCTGCCGACACGGTAAGGGAAGACGCGCTCAGTCAGAGCCTAAAGGAAATGGCAAAGGAGCTTGAGAGTGACACATGAATACAGATTTAATGTTTTCCAGTAAAACAGACTTATGGGAAACGCCACAAGATTTGTTTGATAAACTGAATAATGAATTTCAATTTACACTTGATGTGTGTGCAACTCCAGAAAATGCAAAATGCGACAAGTTCTATACGGAGGAACAAGACGGACTGGAACATCCGTGGAAAGGAACCGTGTGGTGCAATCCTCCATATGGGCGCGGCATCGGGCAATGGGTGAGGCGAGCGTTATTTGCATCCGTTAGCGGGTCTACGGTCGTAATGCTACTTCCTGCCAGAACAGATACAAAATGGTTCCACGATTACATATACAAAAGAAACAATGTGGAAATTCGGTTTATTAGAGGACGATTAAAATTTGGCGGAAGTAAAAATTCTGCTCCATTTCCGTCTATGGTAGTTGTATTTATGCCACATGATTAGCCCAAAGCAAGCAAAAATCCTCGCTTTCCCCTATTCCAAGTATGACGCGCTGATCTGCGACGGCGCTGTGCGTTCTGGCAAGACCTCTATCATGATGTGGTCATTTGTCCACTGGGCGATGGAGAATTTCAGCGGTCAGCGCTTCGGTGTGTGTGGCCGCACAGTGGATAGCTGTACCAAGAACATCATCGTGCCGTTTACGGCGATGAGCCTTGCCAAAGAGCGATATATCATTCGCTGGCGGCGTGGTGACAAGGTGATGGAAGTGCGGCGCGGCGCCGTGACGAATTACTTTGAGGTGTTCGGCGGAAAGGATGAGGCCAGCTATACGCTGATTCAAGGCCGCACGCTGGCGGGTGTGCTGCTGGACGAGGTGGTGCTAATGCCGCGCTCGTTCGTGGAACAGGCATTGACCCGCTGTTCAGTAGATGGCGCAAAGCTGTGGTTTTCCTGCAACCCAGGAAGCCCGCAGCACTGGTTTTATACAGAGTGGATACAGCGGAGCAAAGAGCGGAACGCGCTGTATCTGCATTTTGAAATGACGGACAATCCCGGCTTGTCTCAAAAGACGCTGGAACGCTATCAAGCAATGTTTTCCGGCGTGTTTTATGATCGGTACATTCGCGGCATGTGGGTGGTGGCCGAGGGTCTGGTATATCCGATGTTCGCCAAAGAAGTAAACGTCACGAACGAAACGGGCGGCGCGGGAACGTATTATATTTCCTGCGACTACGGCACGCAAAATCCTACCGTCTTTTGTTTGTGGCGCATGGATAAAGGCCGCGCTGTAATGGAGAAAGAATACTATCACAGCGGGCGAGCCACCAATCGGCAGAAGACAGACGAGGAATATTATCAAGATTTGGAACGGTTTGCAGACGGATATAATGTTGAGCGAATCGTCATTGACCCCAGCGCCGCGTCATTTTCGGAGTGCATCCGTAGACATGGGAAGTTTGCTGTTTGGAAAGCAAATAACGATGTTCTTGATGGGATCCGTTTAACGGCTGCGTGTATCAAATCGGGGCGAATCAAATTTCATGAAAGCTGCACGCACGCTTTTGATGAGTTTGGGCTTTATAGCTGGGATAAGGACGCGGCAGAAGATAAAGTCATTAAAGAGAATGATCACGTCCTCGACGCTGTTAGGTATTTTGTTATGACGGTTCTGCGCCGAGAAATTGCAGTTGAAAATCCTATGTATGCAAGCAGCTCCGTAAAGTTGAGGGGATAAAAATATGGGCTTAGTGAATGGCATTGTAAATACAGTAAAACGTTTTTTCTTTCCGCAGGCGGTCGCCGAGCGGGAATTTGGCGTATCTCCCGCCGTAAGCCTTACGATGGAACAGCATATCGGTTTGTGGTATGCGATGATGGTCAATACCCCACCGTGGCAAAACTGTGATGTGAAAGCGGTAGGCCTGCCCGCTGCGATTTGCCGAGAAGTGGCAAGGCCGACGCTGGTTGAATTTACAGCAAACATCACCGGCAGCAAGCGCGCAGATTACCTGAACGAAAATTTTCAGACAGCAAAAGAAAACTTTAATCGGGCATTAGAACTCGGCCTTGCGCTTGGTGGTGTGGCGTTGAAGCCGTATATTTACGGTGACAATATGCTTGTGGATGTTACCGGCGCTGCGGGCTTTCAGCCGACAAAGTTTGACCCGTCCGGTCGCTGCATTGGCGGCGTTTTTAAGGATAAGCCCGTCAAGGTGAATGGAACGTACTACGTTAGGCTCGAATCCCACGAGCTGAACGGTACGACCTATACCATCAAAAACAAGGCGTACTATAGCGATTCGTCCGGCTCCGTCGGTGCAGACGCGAAACTTCCGGATATCCCGGAGTGGGCGGACATTGAGCCGGAAGTGACCATTGAGAACGTAGACGGACCATTGTTTGCTTATTTTAAGCCGCCTATTGCTAACACTGCAGATAGTAACAGCATGTGCGGTATGTCCATTTATGGCGATGCGGCGACGGTCGAGCTTATCAAGCAAGCGGATGAGCAGTGGGAGCGTCTGCGCTGGGAATATAAGTCGAGCGAGCGTAAGGTGTTGATGGACGGAACATCCAGCACGGCGGATATGTTCAACAAGCGCCTGTTTGAAATCGGCCCGTTCTCTCCGAATGGAGATTTTTTCCAGCACATCGAGCCGCAGATTAGGGATGATGCGATTTATCGCGGGTTTCAGAATACTCTTCGGCGTGTTGAATTTAATATTGGCCTTTCATATGGAGATATTTCCGACCCGCAAACGATTGAAAAAACCGCGACTGAGATTCGAAGCAGCAAGCAGCGCAAGTATGTGCTGGTTAGCAGTATCCAGGCGGCGCTTGCACATACATTCGATTCACTGATTTACGCAATGGACGTGTATGCTTCGTTGTACGGGTTGGCACCTGCTGGAGATTATGAGGCCACTTACGATTGGGGTGACAGCATCCTTGACGATCAGGAGACGAAAGACAAGGAATTTTCCCGAGATTTGCAACTCACAAGCGCCGGAGTGATGAACCCGTGGGAACTTCGAGCGAAATACTTTAACGAAGATGAAGATACTGCGAAAGCTGCGCTACCAACGGCGCAGGACATGGTAACTGAACAGCAACAGGAGGTAGAGTAATGGGCGGTAGAGGTGGAGCCGGTGGCGGCATTGGAGCCGGAGAATCTGGGCGTGGGCGCGGTATGAGCCTTGCTCGGTTTTTGTCACAGCAGGATATTAACCGAGCAAACGCCGCGTCTGTCACTGATATGGGCGATATTATCAGACGCACATTTGAGCGCAACGCTGCTGAAATCAATGGGCTTGAGCTGTCGGACGCTGAAAAGAAGAACGCAGTAAGGCAGATGGCAACTCTCGCAACAACGGCGCTCAAAACGGCGGCAGGAGCAGTCAATCCTTATGCAAGCGGGCCTGCGCGCCTGACAACGGCGCAGAAAACAGGAAGCGCCGCAGACAGAGCTGCAAGAGCGCGCGGTGAAATGGATAGCTACATGCGGAAATTGCGTGACCAGTCCAGTAAAAACCGCAAAGCAGCAGAAAACAAGGCGTTTTCCAATGCCTTTGTAACAGCGCAAAAGTCCGGCGCGTTGGAAGTTACGGTAAACGGCAAGAAATACCGCAGGGCTAACAAGCGCAGCGGCACATGGCGCCCGGTATGATTAACTTTGAAAATCTCGACAAGTTCACATTCCCCGGCATGGGCAAGTACGATATTCCGCAGATCGAACCGGTCAAAGCGTATCCACAAGGGGAATTTGTTCCGGGGAACTATCTTCTTTCGGCAAAGAACCCAGAAGATAAAATCGTGCATTTCTTTATTGACGATTATCAATTTGTAAGGCACTGGAACACGCCGGTCAAGTACATTCCGAAACTGTCGCAGTTTGCGGCGGTATGCGCGCCGGATTTTTCCACATACACAGATATGCCGCTTGCAATGCAGATCTATAACCATTATCGCAAGCACTGGCTGGCGGCATATTGGCAGCTACACGGGGTCACGGTGTATCCGACTATCTCATGGAGCGACAAAAGCAGCTATGATTGGTGCTTTGATGGCGAGCCTGTCGGCGGAATTATTGCGGTTAGTTCGGTAGGCACACAGCAAAACAAGGAAAGCAAGCGGCTCTTCCTGCGCGGTTACGAGGAAATGATGAAACGGCTATCCCCGGAATGGGTGATCTTCTACGGCAGAGTGCCGGAAGAATGCGACTGGAATGTGATTCGGGTGAAGCCGCACTATGATGAAATCGTGAAACGGAGGAAAGCAAATGAAATATCCGTTTCAGCCGGAAATCCTTGACGCACTGCCGGAAGGGCTTGCAGAACTGTTCCGGGCGCTTGAAATCACGCTGCTTGACGAGATATGCAGCCGATTGGTCTTCGCAGATCAGCTCAATGAAGTTACGGTGCAGGATATTCAGGCGCTGAGAATGCACGGCATTGACCTTAAAAGCATTGAAGAAGCGATTAGCAAAACAGCAGGGATTAGCAAACAAAAGCTAAATAGTTTGCTTAATGACGTTGTAGAGCGCAACCAGAAGTATTACACCGAGTTTATCGACCTTGCGCACATCACACAGCCGGAAACGCTGGTAAGCGTAGAGGATACTTGGGCAATATACGAGCAGACGAAGCAAACAATGCGCAACATAACGCGCTCAATGGGCTTTTTAGTGGACGCTGGGCGCACAATGCTGCCCCCTGCCAAAGCGTACCAATGGGCGCTTGATAATGCGGTGATGCAGGTGCAGAGCGGCGCGATCAACTACAATCAGGCAATCAAAACGGCGGTAAAGCAGCTCGCCGACAGCGGATTGAAGGTCGTTGACTACGAAAGCGGCCACCGTGACCAGATCGATGTAGCCGCCCGCCGCGCCGTTATGACAGGTGTAAATCAAATTTGCGCGAAGTATACGGAGCAGTCGGCAGAATATCTTGAGACCCCATATTTTGAGGTTTCTGCCCATGCGGGCGCACGCGATATTCCGGGCAAATCACCGTGGTCATCTCACAAAGCATGGCAAGGCCTCGTATATTCCACTCGTAGCAATGACATTTACCCCAGCATTTACGATGTGTGCGGACTTGGGGCCGTTGATGGACTCGAAGGAGCCAACTGCCGCCACCGCCGCAACGTTTGGGTTGAGGGCGTAAGCGAGCGCACATACACAGATGAGCAGCTTGCCCATATTGATGATGACCTCGGCTGCGAGTTTGACGGTAAGAACTATACCGCATACGAGGCGACGCAGATGCAACGGCGTGTTGAACGCCAGATTATCAAGCAGAAAAGGCTTGTAACAGCGTATAAGGCAAGTGAGCAAAAGGACGAATATTATGCCGCAAAAGCGAAACTTGTAAGACTGAACGCCAAATATAAGTCTTTTAGTGAAGCGGCGGGGTTGCCGCTTCAATGGGAAAGGACGAAAGTGCTGTATGATAGATGAAAAGCTCAAATCCGCCATTGAAAAAGCCCTTGCCGCCGGGCTTCGCGTGCAGTTAAAGCAAATGAAAGACGGAAGCGTGAAAGCGCAAATTATCGAAGCAAAAGAGCTGAAAAAGTAATATTTCTCTTCCATTTTGCACGGTGATGTGGTAAAATAATTATAAATAAATAAGCGCCCATAGTGCAATCGAGCACGTGGAAGTGGCACGAAGAGCCAACTTGTAAGGATATCTTACAGGTTGGCTCTTTTTTTATTTTGCAATAAGGGAGTGTGGATTGGCATGGCAGACGAAGGCGGCGTTTGGCGTACGATCGGCGGTCGCCGCGTGTTTATCAAAGACGGGCAAAGCCTGACGGATGCAATGCGCGAGAGCGGAAAGTTTGGGAGTTCTAAAAAGAAATTAACAACGACCGCAAAAAAACAAACCGTCGATGCTGAAGCAAGCGCTGAATACGGCGTCGAACACAGAGTTTGGGGGAAGGCGACCGGAACAAGCTACGAGGCATTAAAAGATGACCAGTACAAACTTACTGGCGAAAAAACCGGTGAAACGCTTCAAATCCCAAAAAATGAAAGTGGAGAATTTGAAGTGTACAAAGCCCCAAAGACAAACGGATTTCTTAATGGGAAATACGTTGCCGATGAAAATGTAAACGCAATTTTATCTGATGGCCGAATTGTCTTAAGAGACCACGACTTTAATAATGATACATATTACAAGATAAGCGGCATTATTGAAGCGGAGACACTTAGACTTGCTGGCTATCAAAAGGAAGGGCAGTTTTACCGAGGAACCGATAACCCTAAAGAGATTGAATATCTCAAGAATGGGACTATGCGCGTGTCCACCAACCACATGACGGGGGAAAAAGAAGATGGCGTATCCGTTTGGGAAAGCCCTAAGTACCCGTTCAAGTATCAATATCGAGTAACCGGTAAGGTTTCCGGAGTGGGTAGCGATGGAGAGCCTCTGCTTGATCCCGCGTCCATTAAACTTGTTAGCGCAAAGTCCTATTCTGTTAAAGACTACAATGCTGCGATGGAAAAGGGAAAGCCCTTGTTTTGTAAGGCGTACGGATGGACAGAAGAACAATACGACGCGGCAAAAAAGGGAAGCATTAAAAACAGAAAGCGACTGTAATTAAATATATCCGTTTGCCAATCGAGGCAAAAGAAGTGGCAATTTGAGCCAAACATTACGCGAAAGCGTGTTGTTTGGCTCTTTTTTGTAATACGCAGCGGGGAATGACGCTGTGGAAATAAAAGGAGAATAAAAATGGCAGACGAAATCATGACTTTTGATGAAATACTGGCTGACCCCATCTATAAGGCGGAGTTTGACAGGCGAATCACAAAGGCGCTTTCAACTGTCCAAGCCAAACTGGACGCGGAAGTAGAAAAAAACAAGAAGTACGAGGAAAAAGGAACCGGCGAAACGGTGGAGACCCTCAAGAAGCAGCTTTCAGAATTGCAGGAAAAGTACGACAAGGATACTGGCGACTATAAAGCGCAGATTTCCGACCGCGATTATGACGATGCAATGAAAAAAGCTGTTGCAGATAAGGGTATCAAGTTTTCCTCAAAAGCTGCGGAAAAGGCCTATTTTGCCGACCTCAAAGAAAAACATCTTGAGCTTAAAGATGGCTTGCTTGATGGCTTTGAAGAGTGGCATAAGGCACAGACCGAAGCCGATCCGTCCGCGTTTCAGACCGGCAAGCCCGCGCCAAGCTTTGCAAAGCCTGTCGGTACCGGAGGCGCACCCGCAAACGAAGGCAAGGGCGCAATGTTCGCAAAACAGTTTAATGCGCAGTATGCGCAGACTATAACGAAGGAGTGAATTTAACGTATGTCTTTTGTGACTAACATTTCCGGCGCAGCGCGCCCGAACTTTCTCGAAAGCGAAGTCGGCCTCGTGCTGAAGACCCGTGAAATTCCTGCGACGCTTGGCGTGCAGGATGGCATTTATAAGACCGTCGCCCCCGGCACTGTTTTCCCGTCTAACAACAGCAGTGCGGAAGGTATCGTCTTTGAAGCGGTCGACGTGACCAACGGCAATATGCCCGGTTCTGTCCTCGTGGCTGGTCGCGTCCTCTCTGACGGCCTGAATATTGCTTCGGCAGCAAAAACCGCGCTTGAGGGAAAGGGCATTGTCTTTGTTGATGCGCCCGCCGTTACTCGTGGTTATACCGTGACTTACGACAAGAATGACGGTACCGGCGATGTCCCTGTGGATTCCAACAGCTATTTTGATGGCTCTGTTGCAAAGGTGTCCACCAGCTATCCGCTGACCAAGAGCAACAACACCCAGACCGGTTGGAGCCCCAGCAAGGGCGGCGCGGCGGTCTCTGAGGTCGAAATGACCGGTGACGTGACCCTGTATCCCGTCTGGACTGCAAACGGCTAAGTAAGGAGGTAAAAATCTATGGCTGATATTCTGAATCTTATTTCTGACGCTGAGCGTCTGGAATTTTCGCAGAACCTTTCTGTTGCGCGTCCTGCCTACATCGGCGACCGCATTTTCCCCGACCAGAAGACCGAGAACATCAAGGCTGAGTATCTCCGCCTTGCTGCGGGCGCGACCATTCCTGTGATGGCAACTGTCCACGCTTTCGATACTGAGGCTGAGATTGGCTCTCGCCCTGTGTTCGACAAGACCGAAGTTGAAAAGCTGCTCATCAAGCGCAAGATCAACCAGACCGAGCGCGTCCGCCTGCTGACCGAAAACGGCGTGTACGCCGATGACGCCGTTGTGCGCTATGTCTTTGACGATATGCGTCTGATGGCCGATGCGGTCAAGGTTCGCACCGAGGTCGCCAAGATGGAAGTCCTCGCCACCGGCAAGATGACCATCAAGGAAAACAACCTTAACATGACGGTCGACTACGGCGTTCCCGCCAGCAATATCGGCTACAAGCTCGATCTGAGCGCTGATGCGGATATCATCGGTCAGCTTCGCGCGATCGTCGATGATGCAGCGGACAGCGGCAACACTCTTACCGAGGTTGTGCTTTCCAACAAGATTCTGCGCAAGCTGTCGTCCAACAAGGGCATCCAGACGATGATCTACGGCAGCATTGGCGTCGGTACGTATGTTCCGACCGACCGCCTCAGTGCGCTGTTTATGTCCATGTTCGGCTTTGGCACCATTACCACGAACGACCTGCGCTATAAGACGCAGACTTCGAGCGGTAAGGAGACCACCAAGCGCTTCTTCCCCGATGACAAGATCGCGTTCCTCTCCAACGGCACTTCCGCTTCTTTCGGCGCAGGCCTGTGGGGCGTTACTCCCGAAGAGGCTGATTACGGCCAGTACAACGAAAAGAGCGCCAACCAGTACATTACCGTTACCCAGTGGGCTACGCCTGACCCCGTTGCGGTTTGGACGAAGGCAAGCGGCCTGTTCATCCCGGTTGTTCCCAACCCGAACGGCCTGTTTATCGCGTCTGACACGAGCAAGTAAGCTGTTACCTCCTCCCCTGCCTGAACGGTTTGCCGTGACGGTGGGGGAGGGGCCAGAAAAGGAGGCTGCGCATGGCGTACGCTGATTATATCTATTATGCAACGGTTTACATGGGTGGGTCTCTAACCGAAGATATCTTTCCGGCTCTTGCAGTAAAAGCATCCGCTTATGTAGATTACGTTACGATGGGCCGAGCCAAGAATGCGTTTGGCGATGCGGCGGATGCGGTCAAAAACGCTGTGTGTGCTTTGGCTGAGATCATTCAAGACAGCAACAAACTCAATGCGGTCTCGACGGACACTGAGCGCGCCGTATCGAGCGAAACGGTAGGCGCGTGGACGCGCAGCTTTGACAGTAAAAATGTGTCTGCGACGGATGTGCAGCTTATCGAGAGTAGAAAGCGCGAAGCGGTCATGATGTATCTTGCACCGTATGGACTTCTAAAAGCGAGGGGGTATGGGCCATGTCCATGTTCCCCCATACTGTAACGATTTACAACATCGTTCAGGAGATCGACCCGGCAACTCTCGATGAGGTCGAAAAGGTCTATACCACAATCCTGCGCGGTGTTATGCTGCAAGCCAGCAAAGCGGTCAACGTGCGTGAAAGCGGGCTTGAGAGCGCGGACGCGGTAAACCTATACATTCCGTTTTCCGTGAAAGCGGTGGACGGCATGACTGGCAAAGCCAAGACCTACGCGCCCCCGCAGGCGTTTCTTGCGGCGGCGGACAAGTCCGGGCTGTGGACACTGTCTGTGAACGGTAACGGCGGGCTGACGTTCTTTGTGAAAGGCGAGTTTGTCACCGACAAAGAGGATGTGGCTATGGCACAGGACGGCTGCTACAACGTGACCAAGGTTGACGCTATGGACTACGGTAGCACCGATATGCAGCACTGGGAAGTCGGAGGTGCGTAATGGGCATCAAGTTTTCCGTGCATACCGATGGAATGGACGCTGTAAGGGCCACCATTGCAAAGGCGTGTACGCGCGCAGAACACGTTTTAGCCGAGCAGATGGAGAAAGACACTCAGCCTTTTGTTCCGATGCTTACAGGCTCGTTAACGCAGCGCACAAGGGTAGTTGGCAACGACATCATCTACCCCGGCCCTTACGCGAGATTCTTGTATTACGGGAAAGTCATGGTTGACCCGAATACCGGCAGCACATACGCGCCGAAAGGCGGCACAAAGGTCGTGACTGACCGAAATTTAGTATTCAACCACACAGCGCACCCACAAGCTCAAGCACATTGGTGTGAAGCATCAAAAGCACAGAACCTTGATAAGTGGGCGCGTGTAGCAGAAAAGGCGGTGAAGAAGTACGGAACAGGTTAAAAAGACGGTCTCGGCAGCGGAAGAGGATCAAGTCTCCCGAAAGCTGCTTGCGTGGTTAAACACGTTTCCTGACAAGCCGGTCGATTTGATTCGGTTCGAATTTCTTCCCGCCGATGCTGCGGCGATGGCGCTGTCTACGATTCAGGCGGCATACATCGTACAAAAATACATTCTCGGAGGATATCAGGCGGAATACCAATTCAAGGTCATTTACCGCATGAAACCGGGGAATAGCAATGATAAACGGCTCAAAGCTGACGAGCTGCTCAATGCTTTGGGCGATTGGGCGGCAAACGAAACACCGCCTGACATTGGCGACGGCCGGCGCGTCATTCGCATTGAGCCGACAACGCGATCCTCTCTTTTTGCCGTGTATGAAAACGGTGACGAGGATCATCAAATCCTTATGAAAATGAACTACGAGGTGATTAAAAATGGCTGATATGACCTTTAACACCACGTCTGGGCAGACCGTAGACCGCGAACTTCTGATCGCGTGTCTCAATACGGGCGAAACCGGAACCCCCACGTGGTCTCCCTTCGGGACGCGCGTTACGGATTCCAGCATGGAATACGACTGGCAGGAGGAGTCCTCGAAGGATATTCTTGGCACGACGCGCACGACCATGAAGAAACCCATCATCACGCAGACCTTTGACCCGTCTGATCTGGACGCTGGGGATCCTGCCATCGTCAAGATTTGGAATCTCGCGGTCAAGGAGCAGAACGCGGCGGCGCTGGCGAATCAGGACGTGCTGATTGTCCACGCCTATGCAGGCACGGCAAAGACCGCAGTATTTGCGGAGCGCTATTCGTCCTGCATGGTTAAGCCCTCTTCCCTCGGCGGCGAGGGTGGCGGCTTTATCGGTATGCCTATCGACGTGACGCTTGGCGGCACGCGCACGGTCGGCACTGCCGCTATCTCTGGCAGCACGATCACGTTTACCGAGGGCGAATAAGAAATAGAGGGCTGGCGTTTGTCAGCCCTCATTTTGGAGGAAGGTATGGAACTCACTTTTGATTCTGGCGTAAAAGAATACACAATTCGCGGCGTAAACGGCGTTGTTACCGTTTACTTTAATCCTGCGGACGTGAACTTTGCAAAGAAAGCATATAAAACCTTTGATGACCTGCGCAAGAAGCAGGAGACCCGTGCAAAGACGCTCGAAAAGGATATCCCCGATGATGAGCTTTTTGACATGGTTGATTCTCTCGACAAGGAAATGCGTAGCATCATCAATGATTTGTTCGGACAGGACATTGCCGATACGCTTTTTGGCAGCGTCAACGCATATTCCGCGGCCAATGGTGCGCCGGTTTGGCAGAACTTTATGACCGCCATCATCGAGCAGTTTGATGAGGCAGTAAAGCGCGAACAGGCGCTTGCCGATGAGAAAATCCGCAAGTATACGCAGAAATACCGCAAATGATGTACGATCTTCCAACCTCGCTGAGCGTTTGCGGCGTTGACTATGAAATTCGCTCGGACTATCGCGCGGCGCTTGACGTGCTGGCGGCATTTGCTGCGACTGATCTGACAAACGAGCAAAAAGTGATTGCGGCGCTGGATATCTTTTATCCAGACTTCTTAAAAATGCCGGATGAGCACATTCCAGAAGCCGTGAAACAGATGACATGGTTTCTCGACTGCGGCGATGAAGGCGATAATCAAAAGCGACCTAAATTGATGGATTGGGAGCAAGACTTCCAATACATCGTGGCTCCCATCAACCACGTTGTGGGACATGAAGTGCGCGCAATGCCTTATTTCCATTGGTGGTCATTCGTCTCGGCGTACTACGAAATCGGGGATTGCTTGTTTGCAAACATCGTTCGAATTCGCAACCTGAAAGCAAAAGGAAAAACGCTCGACAAGTCGGATCGAGAATTTTACCGAGAAAACAGGCGGCTTGTCGATCTAAATAAGCCGATGACGGAAGAAGAAAACGACACGATCAATGCGTGGTTGGGCAAAAAAACGCCCGACGCAAAATAGCATCGGGCGAAGATGGTTACTTGTTTGCAATGAATTCAATTTCGTTTCCAGACCAAAAGTCGGGAGTAAAGCGGATTTCAATTTCTTCCCAGTTTTTGGGGACTTCGTATCCGACAACACCGGTCATTTTCTTACCGGCAGCAACGGCTCCATCTAACTGGGGTTTATCGGTTGCGATGGTGGCCGAAATGCTCAGATTTGTCGAGTAGTCATCAACATAGGCGTTGAACGATGCGATAGAGCTAACGGCAATATCTTTATCCGACTGGTTATCAATGGAGAATTCACAAAGCAAAAACACATTACCGTCATCAGGGGTGTTGAACTGCGATCCATTGCTTTCGGCGCAAGAATCAAACTTTACACTGATTCCGTTTAGCTCGGCGGTTTCTCCAACACTAAACGTTTGTTTCTCCGCGCCAGGATCATCGCCCATGTCGTTTAATGCGGCGGCAATCATGCAAATGCCGAAAATAGCAATGATAATCCCCAGCACTGGGTGGCGCTTTTTCTGCTTGGCTCCACACTGCGGGCAAGTGGTAGCGGATTTTGCGATAGATGCCCCGCATACCTTGCAAGTAGTCATCTTATCCATTTTTCATTCCTCCTTGCCATTATTTATGGCTGCTTGGATGATATCACGCAAAAAACCAAAAAGCAAGAAGGTGATATTATGGCTGACGGCGAAGTCGTATTTGAAGCGACTATTAGCGACAAAAAACTCCATCAGGAGTTGAACAAAGTAAAAAGCAATATCGAATCCTTACAAAAGGAGTTTAAAAGGCTCGGCGACCAGAAAACGCCGATGGAAGACCGGCTGCGCAACATCGGAGCAGAGCTGGATGCGGCGAAACAGGAGCTTGCCGATATGCGCACAGCGCCAAAAGGCACGTATGAGAAAATCGACGTGTCCGAGCAGGCCGAGCGCGTGCGAATGCTGCAAAGCGAATTTAACAAAACTGCAAATAGCATTGATAAGCTCAACGAAAAGCTCAACAAAACCGGCGATAAGATTTCCGACGCGAAAACGCAGGCAGTCGAGCTAACACAGCAGATCGAGGGCAGAGCCAAAGGCGCAGGGCTGCGCAATGCAACCGAAGCGGCGGCAGATTCCATGAAAGTATTTGGACAGCGCGTAAAATCTGTTGTCCGCAGCGCACTTGTTTTTACAGTTATTACCCAAGCTTTAACAAAAGTGCGCGACTGGGTAAAGAACGTCGTAATGGTAAACTCCGAGGCAAGAGAATCCATTGCGCAGCTTAAAGGAGTGCTTTTGACGCTGGCACAGCCTCTTGTAAGCGTAATTGTCCCCGCCTTTACACTGCTTGTAAAAGTTATTACGGCAGTAGTCTCGCAAATCACGCGTCTTGTGGCGCTTATCTCTGGCAAGAGCGTCAAGGCAACTGCTAACTCGGCAAAGGCGCTAAACAAAGAGACCAGCGCATTAAAGGGAACGGGCAGTGCCGCGAAGAAAGCGGCAAGTCAGCTTGCGGCGTTTGATGAGATCAACCAGATTTCCACCGATACCGCAAACGATGCGGGCGGTGGCGCATCCGCTGACGCAATCACTCCGGACTTTAGCTACATGGACGACATCAGCGACCGCTTAAAAAAAATCGCCGATGCAGTCATGCTCATTGCGGCAGGATTAGCGCTGTGGAAAATCAGCAGCAGCTTGCCGGGTGTGCTTGGCACTATTCTGCAAAAGCTCGGCGGCATCCTTATCGCGGTTGGAGGATTGATTCTTCTGTGGGACGGCTTATCCGACGCATGGAATAACGGCGTTAACTGGGGGAATCTGCTTGAAATGCTTGCAGGCACAGCGGCGCTTGCCGGGGGGCTTGCAATCGCATTCGGCAAAGTTGGGGCTGGCATCGGCCTTGTAGTGGCTGGCGCAGCAATGATTATCACAGCGTTTAAGGACATTTGTGATAACGGTGCAAATCTCAAAAACACGCTGTTACTGATTGCTGGCATTGTGGCAACGGGGTTGGGATTCTTCTTTCTGACCGGTAGTGTCATCCCACTTGTGATTGCGGGAATTGCTACGGTAGTTACCGCTGTGCTTGCTCTGACTGGCAATTTGACCGAGTTTGCGAGAAACCTTAAAGATAACATCCTTGGCGGCATTATCCAGTTTATCAAGGGCGTGTTCACTGGTGACTGGAATTCTGCATGGAATGGTGTCAAAAAGGTGTTTAAAGGCATTTGGAACAGCATCGTCATTATTGCTGAAAGCGCGGTGAACGCCATTATCAAGGGATTGAATTGGCTTATCAGCAAGATCAACACGATTAAGTTTACCGTCCCGAGCTGGGTTCCGGGTCTTGGCGGTAAAAGCATCGGGGGGCATCTTTCCTCGCTTTCCGAAGTACATCTTCCGCGTCTGGCAACCGGCGCAGTCATTCCGCCCAACAAAGAATTTCTCGCCGTGCTGGGCGACCAGAAGAGCGGGACGAACATCGAAACGCCGCTTGCAACGATGGTCGAAGCATTTAAGCAGGCTATGGCGGAATCTGGCGGCGGTACAACTACGGTCGTTATCCAGCTTGACGGTAAGGAAATCGCACGCAGCACCGTGAAGAACATTAACAACATGACACGCGCGGCGGGTAAGCCCGTGCTGTTGTACTAAGGAGGAGTAACATGGAAGTCCTTATTATCAACGGCACGGACTACTCCGATTTTATCGCCACAAAGGGTTATGGGTGGAGCCGCAACGACCTCGACAGCGATAAGACCACCCGCACAAAAGATGGGAAAATGCGCCGTGACAAGATTACCAGCAAGCGAAAGCTGAACTATACAACGCGCTCTATGCCTCGCGATAAGCTGGCAAAGCTCGATGATGACCTTAATGAGACAACGGTCACGGCCAAGTATCTCGATCTGCATGGCGTCAGAACCAGCACGTTTTATTGCTCGTCGATGGAATGCACGCTCGAAGAAGCAGCAGACGACAATGAGGTGTGGGGCGGCGCGACGTTTAACTTGATCGAGGTGTGATATGGGGCAGACGACAAGTGCGCTGTGGCGCGAGCTGCTTCACAAGCCCGGGACGGAACGCGAATACAAATTTATCATCAATGGTGTGGAATACGGGAAAGACGCGGAGGTTTCCCACTCTGTTGAATCTCAGCTGTTTGAAGAATTTGGCATCGGCAATGCCTGTTGCGCGACGCTGAAACTCGCAGTCGTCGCGGACAATATCCCGCGCGCCGCGACGATCAATCGCTATCTCAGGCTTGTTAATGGCAGTCAGGCGACAGACTGGATCCCAAAGGGCGTGTTTTTTACCAACCGCCGTTCCTGCGATGGGAATTATTGGGAACTCGAAGCATACGACGCTATGAGAAAGGCTGACGTTGTGTGGGAGCCAGAACAGTCGCTTAACTTCCCGATGACTATGCCTGACGCTGTAAATATCTTTTGCCAGTTGATGGGCGTGGAGCTGGATAGCCGCACAGTGCTCAATAGCTCATATACCATCGACTATCCCGCAAATGATTACACCATCCGCAATGAGCTATGTTTTATCGCAGCGGCGCACGGCGGGAACTGGATTATTACCGATGCAGGGAAACTGTTGCTTATTCCGTTGTTGTCCATGCCTACCGAGACGAACTATCTCATTACAGAAGCGGGCAACGCTATCACATTTGGAGGGGTGAGGATTCTTGTCTGATAAATATTACGTCGGTGGCGACATTACGAGTTTTTCCGACAACGGCAAGTATAAGCCTATTTCCCGTGTGACGTTGCTTGTGGATGATGAAAACAGCCTGACGGCGGGCGATGATACCGGCATGGAAGTTATTGCAAGTTGCCCTCACGCCACGCAGCCAATGGTAAGCGCGTTACTGCAAACCATGAAAGGCTACCAGTATCAGGCGTACGAAGCAGGCGCGGCAAACATCGATCCGGCGGCAGAGCTGGGCGACGGCGTGACGGTTGGGGGCATTTATTCGCCGCTTTCTAAACTCTCTGATGATGGGCGCGGATACGCGGGTATTTCTTCCCCCGGGGAAGCAGAGATGGAAGACGAATACCCAGCTGAGGGGTACATCACACAAGAGTTCAATCGCAAGATTGCCGAAACACGCTCGACTATCACCAAGACCAGCGAGGAGATCATGCTCAAGGTCAAGGGCGTTGATGGGCGCGTGACGTCGCTGTCGACGTCCATTGACGGCATTGAGGCCAATATTTCGAGCCTCAACGGCAGCATTACCAACATCAAGGCCGATATCAACGGCTTGCGCACGACTGTCTCGGGCAAGATCGACGGCAGCACAGCACAGAGCATGATCGACCAGAGCATTGACAAGATCACGCTGAGCGTATCGAGCAGCAGCAGCGGTACGACGTTCAAAATTCTCAGTAATGGTGTTGTCGTTGATTCGACCGGTTCGATCGACTTGCACGTTGACGCCGTCAACATTGACGGCACGCTGACGGCAAGCGAGATCGAGGGCGACACGATCACGGTGCGCAACGACAACGGACGGCGCTGCGGTTACATCTATACCGAGTACGCCAGCACGGCGGACTACAAAATGACGCTCGAGAGCAAGGCTATGGAGTTGAACGCGACGAGCGGAAACCTGTATCTGTCGGGGAATAACGGAAGATCAGCGCTCAATTTCGACTACGACTTCATCGATTGCCGCGGCGATTTCGCCCCGAATGCAGATAACCGGTACAATCTTGGCGCACCAAATTTTGTTTGGAGCACGATCTATTGCAGCACGAACGAGTTGAACGGGTCCGACCGGAACATCAAGAACAGCATTGAGGCGCTGCCGGTGAAGTACGTGCGCATGTTTGAGCTCGTCGAGCCGAAGCGCTACAAGCTGAACAGCGGCACGAGCGGACGCTATCACACAGGCTTCATCGCGCAGGAGGTAGAGGACGCCATGCGCGCGTGCGGCATTGATTCGCAGGAATTCGCGGGCTGGGCGGCGGCCAAGCTTGATGACGGCAGCGAGACCTATTTTCTGCGGTACAGTGAGTTTATCCCAATTCTGTGGGCCAAGGTGCGCGAGCAGGAAGCGCGGATTAGAAGATTGGAGGCATCGGCATGAAAGAAGCAATGGAACTTTTGAGCAACGCGTTTGACACGCTGAATAACACGTTGGTTTTGGGCTCGGAGGCGGGCAAGATCAGCGTCGTCAAGGCGCAGATTCAAAAGGCTTATGAGATTTTACATCGCGAGGCGGAAGAGCAGGAGAAAGACAAGCGCGAGCTTGTCGCGCTGAAATATCAGCTTGAGGATGCAAAAAAGAAAGCAAAAAAAGTAAAGGACGGCGAAGCCGAAACCGCGAAAGCGCCCGAAGAAAGCGAGGTAACGGATGGCTGATAAAGCAATTTCCGACCTCACTCAAGCGGTACAGATTACCAACGAAGACCAGTTTGTGCTTGAGCAGGGCGGCGAGGCGAAGATGCTGAAAGGCGAAACGCTGCTGAAGTTTGTCACGCTGAGCGTTGTATCGGTCACGGTGACAACGCTGCCCGCGGGAAGCTCGGCAACGGCGACTTACGACAAGTCGACTGGTACGCTGGCACTCGGTATCCCGCAGGGCAGCAAAGGTGACACCGGCGCAACAGGCGCGACTGGCCCCGCAAACGTGCTGACCATCGGCTCGGTCACGTCCGGCAAGGTGGCGAGCGCGACCATTACCGGAGAAGCCCCGAATCAGGTGCTCAACCTTGTGCTGGAAAAGGGTGAACAGGGTGAACAGGGTAAGCAGGGTATTCAGGGTGAACAGGGTAAGCAGGGTATTCAGGGTGAAATTGGTCCACAGGGCAATCCCGGCGCAGATGCTCCCACGATCACCGGCATCACCATCCGGCAGAGTGACTATCACCTTATTGTGACGCTGTCGGACGGTACGAGCTACGATGCAGGCTATTGCCGTGGCGCTTCTGGTGCTGGTACTGGCGACATGCTGGCGTCTGTGTATGACCCTAACAACAAGCACCAGGACATCTTTGCATACATTGATAATGCTATCAAGGATGTCAAGGTAACTACTGACGCAATGCCTACGCAAGGCAGCGCGAACCCCGTGCAGTCTGGCGGCGTGTACTCGGCACTCGTCGATAAGCTGGGCAAAACCGGCGACGGCAGCAACGTCACTGCGGCGTTCACGGCGGCAACCACCCGCGCGAACATTGCGACGGGCGAAAAGCTCTCTGTGCTGTTCGGCAAGATCGCAAAGTGGTTCGCCGACCTTGGCAGTTTGGCGTTTAAGAGCACGGTCGCAAAATCTGACCTTGCAAGTGACGTGCAGACGAGTTTGAGCAAAGCTGACAGTGCTTTGCAGAGCTATACAGAGACCGACCCGACCGTGCCCGAATGGGCAAAGGCAGTGACCAAACCGAGTTATACGGCCTCTGAGGTTGGCGCGCTCCCAGATACGACGGTCATCCCGTCCGTCCCATCCACCACCTCCCTCATCAAGGGCAACGGCTCGGGCGGGCTGGTGGCGGCGACGCGCGGCAGCGACTACATCGCGAGCGGAAACATCGTCAAGCAGACGCTTGTGGCATCGGAGAGCACACCCACTGAGAACTTCGCAATCAACTGGGTGTACGGCTAAGGAGGGGCGGAGATGGCAAACTCGCTTTTAAGTACTAAAGTCGCGGGTAGCATTATCAAAATCAAGGAGAGTGGAAGCCCTGTTGAGTTTATCGTGTGTAAGCACGACTATGAAAGTGAACTAAATGGGAGTGGTCGCACACTGGTGGTCCGCAAGGACTGCTATGACAACCGCCAGTGGCACAGCTCCAATGTCAACGCATACGCTACCAGCGACATTGATGCCTGGTTCAACAGCACCTACAAAAACCTACTTGATGCAGACATCCGTGGGGCCATCGGCACCACGAAATTCAAGTACACCCCCGGCAACGGCAACAACACCGTTAGCACACTGGAACGTGCTATTTTCTCGTTGTCTGCCACTGAGCTGAACAAATCGGAAAGCTGGTTTAATGTGGAGGGCACGGCGCTGGAAATCGCCAGCTCTCTCCAGATTGCCTACATGAACGGCTCCGCCGTTGTTCAGTGGACCCGCTCCCCGAACACGGACGGCAACGGCTACGCCGTTTGCTTGTACGCCAATGGCACTGTCAACGACACCCTCTGCCGGTACGCCTACGGGGCCCGCCCCTCTTTCACTCTCCCCTCTAACGTCCTTGTAGACGACAGTGGCAACGTGGTCATCCCCAACCTCACCGCGCACAAGACGCTCATAAACGGCACGGCCTACACCGTGCAGAGTGGCAAGTGTATGGTGGGCGGCACGGTGTATAACATCCTCAAGGGCAGGACGCTTATCGGCGGGACGGGGTATGACATCACGTTTGCGCCGTCCTATGACCCTGTGTTTGCCAACAACACATGGGAGCAGATCATCGAGGCGTGCCACAATAACGCGGTGCCGGAAACGTGGAAGGTAGCAGACCAGAAACCCATGACCATCGGCGGCGAGGACTATCTAATCGACATCATTGGCAAGAACCACGACGACTATTCAGACGGCTCGGGCAAGGCTCCGCTGACGTTCCAACTGCATGACTGCTATAAGATAGCGAATGCAATGTACTCCACTGCTTCAAATGTCAAGGGTTGGACAAATTGCTCTATGCGAGTAGAGCGCTTGCCTACTATTTTGAAGCAGATGCCTGCGGACGTACAGAGCGGCATCCGTGAGGTGAACAAGATTTCCGCGAGCAGCGGTCGGGACCCCACGCTCGTAACTACGAAAGATAGCCTATTCTTACTGAGCGAGGTTGAAATTTTTGGTAGTACCAGTAACTCCTACTCAGGTGAAGGTACGCAGTACAACTATTACGGAGCTGGTCATGATACGGTGAAGAACTTTAACGGCAGTGCATACGACTGGTGGGAGCGTTCTCCATCTGCCAATAGCGCCAGATACTATTGTGCTGTCAAAAGCACAGGTAGTGCCATAAACTGGAGTGCAAATACTATCCATGGCGTGGCCTTCGCATTCTGTTTCTAAAGAAAGGACTGATACTTATGGCAATCTACATCAAAGTCAACAACACGGAATACCCCGCAGCGGTCAACGGTGACCGCGCTGACCGCACGTGGGACGGGCGCGACACCAAGACCGTCACGCTCACGATGACCACCACCGAGGTTGCGGCGCTGCTGCCCAACAATACGCCGTGGCGCATCGTGCTGCGTGAGACAGTGGACAAGCTCGACAACGACGGCAATCCCACGGGCGAGACCAAAGAGGTCGTCAACGAGTGGGACAACAGCGAATACAGCCTGAGCGGGGCCATCACTGACCACCGCGACGGCACGGTCAGTATCAAGATGGGCAAGCCCACGGAGACGGAGAACGCCGTCGGCGCGGTGGTTGCCCTCACGGGCGAGGTCGTGACCATGGCGCGCGCCGCAGAGCTGCGACCGATGATCGAGGCGGCGGCGACAAGTTTGCCGGACGGCGACGCAGCAAAGGCCGTTGAGCTGTTTCCCGCGTGGGCATATCCCGTCAGCTACATTGTGGGCAACCGCGTAAGCGACGGCGGCAAGCTCTACAAGTGCCAGCAAGCGCACACCTCGCAGGAGAGCTGGAAGCCGAGCGCAACGCCCGCGCTGTGGGTCGTGATCGACGTTACGCACGCGGGCACGCAGGATGACCCGATTCCGGCAAGCCGTGGCATGGAGTACGAATACGGCAAATACTACCTCGACAGTGAGGACGGCAAGACGTACCTCTGCGAGCGCACCGGCGAGGCCGCGGGCGGGAAGATCGTCTTGCAGTATTTGCCGCATGAGCTGGTGGGGAATTATTTCACGGCGGTCTAAGGCCGCAGAAAGGGAGCGGGATATGGATAACGCAAAACACTACGATGACGCGGCAATCGCACTGATCGAATCGAGGTGCAAGAGCAACACGCACCGGATCAACGAACTTACCGAACATCAGGTGGCGCTGGATAGGTTGGTGACCTCGGTCGAGGTGCTGGCCACAAAACAAGAGACCGTGGAGGGTGACGTCAAAGAGATCAAGGAGGACGTGAAGACCATCACGGGCAAGGCGGGGAAGCGCTGGGACGGGCTGGTCGACAAGGCTCTCGCGGCGCTGGCGGGCGCGTTTATCGCGTGGCTGCTGTCGGGGGTGGCCCTATGAAGAAGCTGAGAAAGCGGGACAAGTACGTCATCGCGGCAGTGCTCAACCTCTGCTGGTACTGCATTGCGGTGCTCGTATTGACTGCGCATGACAAGGTAGTGCCGGACAGCCTGACCGTCGCGTGGTTCGCCGCGTGGACGGCGGAACTCGGCATGCTGGCGGGAATCAAAATCAAAGGAAAGGACGAATGACCTATGGAAAAAGCAATGCTATCTCAGCCGATGGCTGGCAAGACACAAGAGGAGATTGTTGCCACTCGTGAAAAGGCTATTGCCGCTCTGAAAGAGCAGGGATACGAAATCGTGAACACTCTGTTTACCGATGAATGGTACAGCAGCGAAAGCATGAAGAAGCGTGGCGTGGTGCAAATCCCTCTGTGCTTTTTGGCAAAATCTCTGGAAAACATGAGCCTGTGTCACGCCGCATATTTCTGTCACGGTTGGGAGAAAACCCGTGGTTGCCGCATCGAACATGAAGCCGCCTGCGCCTATGGGCTAACCGTAATCTACGAGGACGGCTACAACGTTTTAGACGAAGGAAAGGACGAATAACATGGAACTGATTCGCAAGAGACTGGCAAACCTGATGAGCGTCAAGAGCATCGTGACGCTGATGCTGACGGGCGTTTTCGCTTACATGGCCGTCACGGGCAACATCTCGCAGGACTTTATGACGATCTATGCGGTTATCATCGCGTTTTACTTCGGCACGCAGAGCCAGAAGGCACAGGACGTGATCGACAAGGGGGCGTAAGGCATGGCGAGAGCAGAAGACATCCTTGCCATCGCACGCAAGGAGATCGGCACGGTGGAGCAACCGGGCAACCGCCAGAAGTACGGCAAGGCCTACGGCATGGACGGCGTGTACTGGTGTATGCAGTTCGTGTGGTGGTGCTTTCAGCAGGCGGACAAGCATCTCTTTTACGGCGGAGGGAAGACCGCGAGCTGCGGCGAGCTGATGACCTACGCCAAGGCCCACGGCCAATGGGTCACGTCCGGTTATCTCCCCGGCGACGTGCTTATCTATGACTTTCCCAACACGAAGGTCAAGACCGACCATACGGGCATCTGCGAGAGCGTCAGCGGTCAGTACGTGACTGCCATCGAGGGCAATACATCGAGCGGCACGGCGGGCAGTCAGGCCAACGGCGACGGCGTATACCGCAGAAAGCGCAAGCTCAGCCTCGTGCTGGGCGCATACCGCCCGAAGTATGAGGAGGACTACCGCAAAATGCTCAAGAAGCGCTCCGGTCTGGCTGATGCGACGATGGACTACCTCGCCGCTTACAAATACGGCGACGATCTTATCAGGAAACTCGCAACAATGAAGTAAACCGGAGTTGGAGCGGACGAAAAAGCAAGGAAGGAGCGGGCGGCGAAAGCCCACGCGCAAGCGCCTCTGCAAGCCCTACACGGGCATGAACAGTCAGCACAGGTCAATCCGCGCGCAATTATCCTCTATGGCCCCCAAGCGAGCCGTGGCGCATATCTTATCGTTTGAGCTGCCGCCTGACGAGGCGGCGTGCCTCATCGAGTGCGATGTTCGGCGGAAAAGCTGCGTACAGGTCGCGGACATGTTGCACGTCAGCGTTGACGGATTGGCAAAAATCAGGCGAAGAGCGTATACAAAAATTGCAAACGGGCAAGAAAAAAGCACCGACGGTTAGTCGGTGCTTTTCCCACTTTGTACTTGTTCTAAATTATATTTCAATCCACGGCGGCGGGATCGCGCCGCTCCGAGTATGAGCGCCTCTCATACTCGACATCATCAATGTACCACGCCGGGTCGCAAATGTCAACCTTACATTTCCGGGTGCGCGCGCCCAAAAGCTACTCCGTCATCATAGGCGGCTTTGAGCAGCGCCATTGTTTCGCCGATCTGCTGTGCACTGTACATATCCCACCACTCCGCCGGGATGCGTTCCACCAGCAAGTGCATGGTTGTGGGGTACCTGCGCCATCCGCTGTATTCGCACGCCTGCTGGACCTTCAACTCTCTGCGGCGCTGCTCGGCGGTCGCCCCCTCGTAGGCCTCGCGGGTGAAAATATCCTTTGCCTTGAGTTTTTTGACCGCGGGCGTGATATCGTCCATGCGGCAGGAGAAGATCTCCGCCATCTTTCGCAAGGTGTCCGCACTCGGATTCACGGTGCCGCGCTCCCAGCGGGAAATGTGGTTCTGTGCGACGCCCAGCGCAGCGGCGAGCTGCGCCTGCGTCATGCCAAGCTCTTCGCGATATTCCTTGATCGTCATGCCGGATTCTCCTTTACCACTGAGCCTTTTTAGGCTCCCAGTTGTAGTCACCGTCGTTCCAATGCGCCACGAGTTCCTCTGCCATCTTGATGGCTTCAACATAAGTCTGCGCGGCGTACACAACGCCGCCGCTGGTGGTGACGTCGCAACCACCGTTTACGATCTCGCCCAGGTGCCCGTCTTCAAAAACTTCGTGCAGGACGCTGATGGATGCGGTGGCGGAATACTCTCCGTCGCTTGTCGTGTACGTCTTTTCCGCGACCGTCTCAGAACCGGTGGGGATCTCGACGTTTGCCATGGCAATAATCATCTGGATATCGTTCATTTCATTTACCTCCTGGGCTGCGCCCCTCTTGTTGATATAAATATACCATATATGGTATAATATGTCAAGCACAAAATCGAAGTTTTTGAGAATATTTTCGCGGCAAAATACGGGCATTTTACGGACGCTTTTGAGCGTCCGTTTTTTTGTACCATATAAACAACAAAGGAGGTGCGGCGATGTACGACCGACTTTTAGCTTTGGGATTTACCGAGCAGATGGCAATGGACATTCTGACACTGTTTCCTGATCCTGACGAGCTGAGAACATACGTTTACTTCGCGGAGCTTTTCCATGTATAGCTATTTCAACCCAAATCCCGCTGGGCGTAATGTGTCCGATTGCACCGTGCGCGCAATCTGCAAGGCGACAGGAAAGGACTGGGGCGAGGTGTATTTATCCCTCTGCATACAGGGCTACCTTGACGGCGATTTGCCAAATGCAAACGCCTGTTGGGGCGCTTATCTGCGGACTTTGGGCTACCGGAGATACATCATACCGGACACTTGCCCGGACTGCTACACGGTCGGTAAGTTTGCCGACGAGCACCCGCGCGGGCCGTATATTCTCGCGCTCTCTGGTCATGTCGTGTGCGTGCAAGACGGCGTGATCTACGACAGCTGGAACAGCGAGAATGAAATCCCGCTTTATTACTGGGTCAAAGAAACGGAGGAATGAACATGGCATATCCCTATTTCAATCCCTATTATCCGCAGCCGATGCCGGACAACCTCATGCAGATGCGGCAGCAACAGATGATGCAGCCCATGCAGCAGCCTATGTCTCAGCCAGTGCAGCAGAACCCCATCGCGCAGGGTGGCGTGCAGTGGGTCAATGGCGAGCAGGAGGCAAGGGGCTATCTGATCGCGCCTAACTCTGCCGTGGCGCTGTGGGATTCCAGCGCGCCGACGGTGTACCTCAAGCAGTCCGACGCAAGCGGCAAGCCGACGCTCAAAATTTATGACCTCGTAGAGCGTGCAGAAACGCCCCGCACAGCGCCGCAGGAAAAGGGTGTGGAATTTGTCACCCGTAAAGAGTTTGACGCGCTGGCGGCGCTTGTGGGCGAAATAAAGGGCAAGAAAAAGCGCAAGGTTGAGGAGGACGAGGACGATGAGTAATCCTTTTTTTGGCGCTCTTGGTGGCGGGAACGGCTTTTTTCAGATGATGCAACAGTTTCAACAGTTTAGGGCAAATTTTCAGGGTGACCCCAAAGCGGAAGTCGAAAAGCTTTTGCAATCTGGCGCTATGAGTCAGCAGGAGTTAAACCAACTTCAATCTATGGCAAAGCAGTTTGAACACTTATTCCACTAATCTTATCGTGGCCACGATTTGATAAATAAAAATTTTTCAAAGGAGTGATACTATGTCTCTTTCCGACGGTACTCCCATGATGACTATGCCGGTCGCGCCCGCGAACAACTACGGCGGCGGCATGGGCATGTGGGGCGAAAACTGGATCTGGATTATCGTTCTTTTCCTCTTCGGCTGGGGTCGCAACGGTTTTGGCAACGGCAACAGCAATGGCGGCGGCGTGGTCGACGGCTATGTGCTGACCTCTGATTTTGCCAATATCGAGCGCAAGATCGACAGTGTAAATCAGGGCCTTTGCGACGGATTTTACCAGCAGGCGCAGCTTGTCAACGGCACCAACATGGCGATGGCAAACGGCTTTGCACAGGCCGAACTTTCCCGCAGCAACCAGCAGGCCGCGCTCATGCAGCAGCTCAACGCCATGCAGATGCAGGCCGCTAATTGCTGCTGCGAGAATCGCGCGGCTATCGCGCAGGTGCGCTATGACATGGCGACGCAGGCGTGCGACACGCGCAACACCGTGCAGAACGCGACCCGCGACATCATTGACGCGAACAACCAGAATTCGAGAGCGATCTTGGACTTCCTGACGCAGAGCAAGCTCTCTGACCTTCAGGCCGAGAACCAGGGATTGAAGCTGGCGGCAAGTCAGGCGGCGCAGAACAGCTATCTGGTCTCGCAGCTGCGCCCCTCTCCCATTCCGGCCTACACGGTGCAGAACCCCTATTGCTGCAACCAGTTTGCCTGTTGCGGCTGCTGACAACTGCATAGCATAGCTTCTCGGGCACCATATCGGTGACATTACCGAGATGGTCGGCCCCGTGCCGATACTAACGACAAACGCGGCGGGGCAATAGCCCTGCCGCTGTATTTTAAACGGGTCGATTTCGGCCCCTTTAGGAAGGAATGATTTTGTGAAAACGGTTGACGAACTTAAAAAGGAATTTGTCGATCACATTGCAACTCTGGACAAGAGTGAAATGAGCATGTACGAGCTTAGCAATTATGCCGATCTTTTGCGTAAAGCGGACGAATTATTTGCGCCCAGCTACGCGGAAATGATCGCAAATGGTGCGTTTGCCCCTTTTGGGGCAAATCAGAGGAAGGAGTGATACCAGTATGGCTGAGTTTAGTAATTCTAGCATTGCTTTGGTCCCTGCCGGTCAGAACGTCCCACTGACCGAAACGGCGGTCAATAGCAAGCCCTGTATTGTGCATCGCCAGGGCGCAGGCATTGTCACGCTGCGCGGCCTCACCAATCAAAACCGCGCTCTGTTTCGGGTCTCCTATGGCGGAAACATCGCCATTCCCACCGGAGGCACGGTTGAGGCCATCACGGCGGCGCTTGCCATCAACGGAGAGCCGTTGACCAGCGCAACGGCGACTGTTACGCCTGCGGCGGTAGAGAACTACTTTAACATTTATGTTTCCGCGCAGGTCTGCGTCCCGAAAGGCTGCTGTCTGACGGTCGCAATGGAAAACACCAGCACTCAGGCCGTCAACTTCGCCAACTCGAACCTGACGGTTGAGAGAATTGCGTGAAAGGAGAATAGACATGAGCAAGAAAGCAATGTATGATCTGCGCAATATGCTGTGCGACGAACTCGACGAGCTGGCACGCAAGGGCGAGCTTGGCGCGGGTGATCTCGAAATTGCGCACAAACTGACGGCCACCATCAAGAACATCGATAAGATCGAGATGATGGAAGACGGCGGCTATTCCCGCGACGGAGACTGGCAGTCTGGTATGCGCGGCGCTTATGACCGTGATATGTCCAATGCGAGACGTGGCACGCATTATGTGCGCGGCCACTATTCCCGCGACGGCGGCATCGACAACATGAAACGCCAGTTGCAGGAAATGCTGGACAACGCCGACGACGAAAGCATCCGCAGAGCCATCCAGCGCTGCATGGACACGATTGAGGGCTAAAGGGGGTGCACCCCTATGGTCGACGAGAATGAGGTCAAGCGCTGGATAGCTCGCCTTGAAACGGAGGAATCAAGCTGGACAAACTATGAGCGCCTTGCCGTGCTGTATGCCATCCGTGACCAGCAAAGCGGCAGCAGAGAGAGGGCTTTGCCAATGGCATATGCTGCGGCGCCCGCACCGGTTAGCGTCGAAACATACGGCGACAGCGACTTTTTGCGCGCGGTGGCAGATGTCCCGCCGGACAAGGCATGGGGGATCATGGACGAGCTGATGGACAGTTTGAAAATCGTGAACGAGCGCGTCTATAATAGCGTCATGCGGAAACTGATGACATGATAGTAATTTGTTAGCAACTGCGAAAGAATGAAGCGGGATAGCGAGTCGTTTAATCAAACATTATTGCATTTATTCCTCATTGTTCTGTGCTATTGCAACATAATTCCGCGAAATGCGCGTTTACAGCTATTTGACGTGCATGGGGTCACAGGTTCGAGTCCTGTACCGCGCACCATAAAAAGCCTTGAAACGCAACGGTTTCAGGGCTTTTTCTTTTTACCATTTTCTTGGCTTGTTAGTAACGCGTCAGTAACGGCGGACACCAATGTTTCGGCGTCAATATGTGTATAGATGTTTGCCGTGGTGGAATAATCGGCGTGACCGAGTATTTTTTGCAGCATTTCTGGGGCCAGCCCTTCCTTGACGGCGCGGGACGTGTAAGTATGGCGCGTGGCGTGCGGCGTCTTTTTGGCTATATCGAGACGGTCGAGCAGCGGGTAAAAATCGCGCTTGCGGAAATTCTCAATAACCTTCTGGCCGCTGTAACCAGAGATCAGCAGCTCGCCTGTTGCGCGCGCGGCGAAATACTCAAAATATTGCCGACCTTCCGGGCGGATGGGAATGATACGGTTGCGGCCTGCGTCTGTCTTTTCTCCGCCGACCACATAAGTCTTGTGATAATCAGCGATAGAAAGGTTAAATAACTCGCCGATGCGCATACCGGTTGACAACAGCATCAGGACGATCTTCGCCGCGTCGCTGCCGTCCTTTTCGAGTTTCTGGATATCTTCCTCGGTGAAGATATCCTTTTCTTTTTTTATATTTTCCGGCAGGCGGACAAATCTTGCAAAATTTGCCGTGCAGATTTCCTCCCGCACGGCCCAGTTCGACATTTGGGTAATAAGCTGCTTATATTTGCTGACGGTGGAATGGCTTTTGCTCATGTACGGGTCAATCGCGGCTTGGAAGTCAGCGGCGCGCAGATCACGGAATTTACGGCCGTGCAGCGGGGCAAATACCTTGTACGCGCCGTCATACGATTGGATGCCCTGCTTGCCGATCTCTTTGTAGTGCTCGGCTTTCCACGCCTCAAACACCTCGGAAAAGGTCATGTTGTATCGCTCCGTCAGGAGCTTGCCGTTCATCCGTTCCAATGCGTCCAGTGCGTCTGTTTTGCGCTCGTAGTATCCAATGACCACCCTGTTTTTCGCGGCGACCCACGGACGCGACCTGCGCCCTGAGAGCTTATATACCGTGCCGGTTCCGTTGGCGCGCTTGAGCGCCTTGCGCTTTTCCGGCACTTGCTTTTTGCCGCACATAGGACAAAACAGCGCGCCTTCCGGCAGCGCTGCTTTACATTTGATGCAATTTGCCATGTCAGCCCCTCCAAAATCCGTAATCTATACAATGAAAATCAATGTACACGCACCACACAGCGAGAAAAACGATAATGAGGAACATTATAGCAATCACGCCGTTTCGGATACGAACTCCGCGCCGCATGATCTCGATCGTGTCTGCTTTTGCGTCCACGTGGCGTTCCAGCTCATCGTTGCGCGCCTGTAAGGTTTCCTCGGTTGGTGTCAAGTGTTCGGAAATTCCGAACGATTCATCAAGCGAAATTTCAAGCGCTTTGCAGATCGGCGCAACGGTGTAGATAGACGGAGCTTTAGAAAACTTGGAAAAGAAGTTCTGCACAGTGGACAGCGGCACGCCGGAAGCATCGGAAATGTCCTGATAGGTTAGTTTCAGTTCTTCTTTACGGGATTTACACACTTCTTGAATATTCATTTATGCCACCTTAATTTTTCCGATTTTTGCGCCGCGAAGTCGCAAGATAATGGTTTGTCGAACCACGTCGAGCGCTGTCTTATTGCAATGTTTCGGTGTTGAATTGCCAAGGTAAAGCGGAGTATGGTCAAAACATGCAGCGGCGACCGCTTCCCGCTGGCTGCGAAAAGGCCCCGCCGTTTGTTGCAGAGGGCGGCGGGGCCAATCTAAGCTATACCGCCTTGCAACTTTTCAATTCTCCCGCTCTTCCCATTCTGCGACCTCATCTAATGATTTAGGGATGGTATACCCCGCATCCTCAATCTTTTGTGCCAGCTTTTGATAATTTGCTGTGTTACCGTTTCGCATGCGAGAAAAGCCAGAAAGAGATTTTGGGAAGTCATCTGGGAATTTAGGCTTGAACCAATAATAAATAATATGATTTAAATTTGGCTCATTGATCGGATTGTAAGACTTTTCAACACGTTCTAACCAAAGCCTATAATTTTCCTTTTCTTCTTCGGTTCGATCATCGCGAAACGGTCGTTTACTATATAAAGATGGACTTATGCACTTGAAAGATGGCTCAGAAACACCGTCAATATAAGCAAATATCCCAAGCCCGCACTGAAAATGAAAATCATCTGGGAACTTTGGGAATTTCCAACTTTTGCCAGATAAACTATATATCCGTCTCCGGTACTTCGCGCAAATTTCACAGCACGCGCTTGAATCGCCAACCTCTATTAAATCAGTTCCAAGTCTTCTACACGATTCAAGCGTTCTTGCAAATGCGTCTTTTGCATAGTCTTCCGGAGATTCCGTGTGTGCATCTATCCAGTCTTTCCACTCTTTCGCCTTTTTGAATCGACCCAGCTCGATATAATAATTGACGACCCTATAAAAATCTTTCCGTTCCCAGCCAAGCGTAGAATACGTCATTAGCTGGCAGGATTTTTCAAGGCAAGCCATTGATAACTGGTAATCTCCGCCATTCCACAAAAGCCCCGCGTGCATTCTCAGCACATATTCAAGATACCCTGTAGGGCCTAACTCTTTGAAACGCGGTACCTCGCGGAATTTTGTATAGTCAGGAATGGCGATAGAATAAATTGATTGCTTATCGGTCAAGTCGTATTTTATTCCATCAGACACTATATCAGTTGCCGCGTTGATCTTATCGCGCACGTCGTAATACGATTGATTTGGTTCTGGAAACAACCCCGCAACGTGGCCGTGCTCAAAATATACGGTAATTGGCATATCAAATTCACCTAATTTTATATTTTAAATTATATTGAATCAATTAAAAATTAGTGCTATACTAATCCGCGATAGAACACTTGTTTTAATATGTGAGAGCGAACGGAGGGCAGAGAGGATGACGACGGTAGAGGAATTGATTATTACAATTTCAAAATTTACTCCTCAGCAACTTGACCTTTTTCGATCTGCTGCGCAACAGATAGTAAAGCAGCCGCAAGGTCAGGATTTGATTCGCAAATCCGAATGAGCTTTTGAATATCTTCGGGCAATTCAGAAATGAGCGCTTCACCATCGGTGGGGCGCTCTTTTTTTGCGGCTTTATCGGTTACAGAATAAGAAATTGAAATCCCCAAATAGTCTTCAATAGTTTTGATATTAGCAGCAGAGGGGAAATAGATGTTATTTCTCCACTGTGAAAATGTTGCGCTTGATATTTTTGTTGCGGCATAAAATTCCGCTTTTTTTATATGTCGAGCAACAAGCTCGCGTTCGACAATATCAACAAGCGTAGGACCGTCCAAAATATTAAGCCTCCCTTTGTACAAACCGCCGAAGTCACACAAAATGCAAAGTTCAACTTGACATATTAAGTTGAGCTTAGTATAATGTAAGCATAGGGCAATAAAAAGCAAGCCCCCCTTGATACTTAGCGGACTGTCGAAATTATTAGTTTGTTGGCACTTTTTATAATATCACGGTTCGCTAAGTTGTCAAGTAAAACTTAGTATTTGGAGGTGAAAAGATGAGTTTTCGAAGCGCTCGTCATAAAGCTGGATTTAGCGTCCAGCAGGTAGCGGACGCGCTGAAAATCTCCGACGTGGCCGTGTATTACTGGGAGACTGGTCAGCAGGCCCCGCGAGCAAGTCGACTTCCGGAGATTGCTGCATTATACGGATGCACGGTGGACGAGCTGTTAAAGCCGGACAAGGAGGGAGCATGAGCAATTTGGTTTATCTTTCCCCGAACACCGAAGAGCCATTCACTACATCCGAAGTCATTGCAGAGTGCGCGGGTGTAAAGCGAGATACGGTGCAGAAGTTAGTTCAGCGCCATGAAAAAGACCTCCACGAGTTTGGTAAGGTCGGATTTGAAATCCGACCTTTGATCGGAAGCAAAACAGGGCAGACAGTTAAAGTTTACCACCTGAACGAGCAGCAAGCGACGCTTTTACTTACGTTCCTTCGAAATACGCCGGTCGTCATTGAGTTCAAGAAAGAACTCGTTCGCCAGTTCTTCACCATGCGCAAAGAGCTGATGAATATTAAGGCAATCAAGGCCGAGCGCAAGTCACTGCGTACCAGCATGACGGACGCTATCAAGGCGCTGCCGGACAGCCCGCACAAGCAATTCAAGTATAACCAGTACACCGATCTCGCATACATGGCGGCGCTCGGCAAAACGGCGCGGCAGTTTCGCAAGGAGCGCGGCGCGGAAAAGGCTGCAACGGCGAGCGATTACATGAGTTCGGACGAGCTTGCGGCGGTGTCAAAGATGGAAAACCGCATTTCGGTTCTGCTGGAAGTTGGCATGGATTACCAGCAGGTCAAGAATTGCTTGATGCAGACAAAAGCAATCGGGGCATAAGAAAAGCCCTGTTCAGCGTAGCAGGCCGAACAGGGCACCGGACAAATCTCACCACAAGATATTGTGTCCGTGCTTATTGTAGCACGAGAGAAAGGAAAAGGCAATGATTAAAACAATGGATCTGAACGAGTGCGCGGCATACTTACGTGCGCACGGGCTGAGCATTTCGAACGAATCGCTGGCAGACGGCCTTGAGCAGCGGGTTTACCCCTTCGGCGTGTGCATCCGCGGCGGCAAGCGCAGAATCTTCCAAATCTATACTCGCCTCGTGGACGAGTGGATTGCGGAACGCGAGGTGGAGGCATGATCGACACGCTGTTTTTCGGCTGCATCGCTGCTGCGGTAATTGCGCTCAACGGCTGCGACTTTACGACGGGGCTTGCCGTCATCGGCGCGTGCGCGGTGTGCAAGGTGCTGTATGAGCTGCTGCCGTATATCGACAGGGGGTGCAGGAAGTGAAATGCGAGCTGTACCATGACAACTTCCAGAATTTTAAGAAATACGGAATCCCAAAGGCGCAGCTTGTGATCGCGGACATTCCCTACAATATCGGCGCTGACGCTTACGGGAGCAACCCGACGTGGTACATCGGCGGTGACAACAAAAACGGCGAGAGTAAAAAAGCAAAGAGCAGCTTTTTCAACTCCGACGGCTATTTCAAAATCGCCGAGTATATGCACTTCTGTAACCGGCTTTTGAAGAAAGAACCGAAGGAGAAAGGGCAAGCCCCGGCAATGCTTGTTTTCTGCGCGTTTGACCAGATGCAGACCGTTATGGAGTATGGCAAGCAGTACGGATTCAAAAACAGCTACCCGATGTTTTTTTGCAAAAACTATTCCGCGCAGGTGCTTAAAGCCAATATGCGAGTAGTAGGGGCGACGGAGTTTGCGGTAGTGCTTTACCGTGACAAGCTTCCAAAATTTAACAACGGGCGCGAGATCGGCGAAGATGGGAAACCGATTCGCGGCACGGGAAAGATGGTTTTTGATTGGCAGAAGTGGGAGCGCGACGGGAAGGACATTCCCAAGATCCACCCCACGCAGAAGCCGGTGAATGTGCTGAAAAGGCTGATTGAAGTTTTTACCGACCCCGGCGACGTTGTAATTGACCCATGCGCGGGAAGCGCGGCCACCCTTCGCGCGGCGTATGAACTTGGGCGAAATGCTTACGGTTTTGAAATCGACAGGAATTTTTACAAGGCGGCGCAAGAAGAAATGCTTGCTCCACTGTTTGAAAAGCCCGCACAAATCACGGTGGAAGAGGTGACACGGTGAGACGGCACGACAAGCGCACGAGAGAGCAGCGCAAGGCGGACGAATCGGCGCTGATTGCGGCGGCGTGTTTGGGCGCGACGATTCTCTTGATCGTGATCTCAATCCTCGCCACCAGCGCGCAGGCGGTCGATGAGGAACCGGAAGGAGCACCCATCGTAGAGGAGTATGACCCCGCGTGGGACATTCCCGCGACTGAAAGCGCGGTGTGCAACGACGTTTTTCTTGGCGAGTTTACACTCACGGCCTATTGCCCCGGACGCTGCTGCTGCGGCAAGTGGGCAAGCGGCTACACCGCGACCGGCACGCTGGCGGCCGAGAGACGCACAATCGCGGTCGACCCGGAGGTGATCCCTTACGGCACGCGCGTCCTGCTGATCTGGCCGAACGGCACTCAGCGCAGCTACATCGCTGAGGACTGCGGCGGCGGCGTGAACGGGAACCACATCGACGTGTTTTTCAACGACCATCAGGCAGCGCGCGTCTTTGGCGTGCAGAGCGCGATGGTTTACATGGAGGTGGAGGAATGATCTACCGCTGCACGTGCTGCCACCTCATTTTTGACGAGCCGGACGTTATGCGGCGGCGCGAAAATCTTGACGGCGAGCGCGGATATGCCCTCGTGACGGAAAAGTTCTGCCCGGACTGCGGCGCAGAGGAAATGTATTTTGAAGAATTGGAGGAGACCGAAGATGGATAACACCCTGATGAAAGTGACGCAGCTCCCCGTGATTGAGGAGCATTTGATGAGCCGGAAGGAGCAGACGGAGCAGCGCGTCGCAGAGGCAATGAGCCTTGTCTGCACCGACGAGACCTTAACCAGCGTGAAGAACATTCGCGCCGAAATGAACCGCGAGTTTGCCGATGCCGAGACCCAGCGCAAGGCCATTAAAGCCGCAATCATGGAGAAGTACGACAGCTTCGAATCCGTCTACCGTGAGTGCATCGCCGACCCGTACAAGCGCGCCGACGCAGACCTGAAAGCCAAGATCGACGCGACGGAAAGCGAGATCAAGAGCCGCTGCGAGGAAATGCTGCTGGGCTATTTTCGGGAGCTGTGCGCGGTCAACGAGATCGACTTTCTTTCGTTCGGGCAGACCGGCGTTAAGGTCGATATGGCGAGCGCCAGAGCCAAGACGCCGAAGAAGCTCATGGAGCAGATCAAGCTAAAGGTGGACGGCGTGGCGCAGGACATGAAAACCATCGGCACGATGGGCGAGAACGCGCCGGAGATCATGGTGGAGTACAAAAATAACCTCGACCTCTCGCTTGCAATCTCCGTTGTCAACGAGCGTCACCGCCGCGCCGAGGAGGAGCGCGAGGCCGTGAAACGCCACACGGTTACTCCAGCAGCGCGCGCTGCTGGAGATACCGTCGCAGCGGCCCCGCAGGTCGTCCCGAAGCGCGTGGAGCAGGCGGCGGTTGAACGCCTCACGGTGTCGTTCCGCGTGACCGATACGCGCGAGCGCCTGCGCCTTTTGAAGCAATTCCTTGTCAGCAATGGCTATCAGTACGAATGATTATTTTAAGGAGGATATTACCATGAACGAAATGCAGACCTACAACAGCACCGAAGTTGTGAGCGCCAAGAGCGTGAACGCCGAAATGATGATCTCCCGTCAGGCGCAGGAGGTACAGGCGGCAATGGTCGTCGCCAAGCGTTTTCCCCGTGACGAGATCGAAGCGAACAACCGCATTCTCAACGCCTGCAAGCGCAAGAGCCTTGCCGAGCGCGCGATCTATGAATACCCGCGCGGCGGCGAGAACGTGACCGGCCCCTCGATCCGTCTCGCCGAGGTCATGGCGCAGAACTGGGGCAACCTCGACTTCGGCATTACCGAGCTGGAGCAGAAGAACGGCGAGAGTACCGTCATGGCCTACTGCTGGGATTTGGAGACCAACACCCGCCAGACGAAGATCTTCACCGTGCCGCATATCCGCTACACAAAGAAAGGCAGCGTTGCCCTCACCGACCCGCGCGACATTTATGAAATGGTCGCCAATCAGGGCGCGCGCCGTATGCGCGCGTGCATTCTCGGCATTATTCCCGGTGACGTGGTGGATGCTGCTCTTGCGGCGTGTACCAAGACAATGATGGGAAAGAGCGATGAACCCATGATTGACCGCGTGCGCAAGATGGGGCAGGCGTTCAAGGACGACTTCGGCGTACCGATGGAGTGCCTTGAAAAGTACATCGGCTGCAAGTCCGAAGCGTTCACGGCGCAGAGCATCGTGCGCCTGCGTAATGTGTATACCTCACTGAAAGAGGGACGCGCGAGCCGCGATCAGTATTTTGATCTCCCGACCGTCGAAGTGGACGAGACCACAGGCGAGGTCAAGGACGATCTGACATCTCCCGCTGATGCCCTCGGTACGCTGGACGACGGAAAGACCGTCACCCCCAAGCAGGTGAGTATGAATGATCTGTAAGGTCAAGGTCATTTCGACCGGCTCCAAGGGGAACGCCGTGCTGCTGAATGATGAAATCCTCATTGACTGCGGCGTTCCCTTTCGGGAACTTGAACCGTACTGCAAGGGATTGAAGCTCGTCCTGCTGACGCACATTCACGGAGACCACTTCAACCCCGAGACCATCAAGCGCCTGCACTTCCTGCACCCTGCGCTGCGCTGGTGCGTCCCTCCGTGGCTCATGGAACCGATGGGACGCATCGGCGTGGACCGCCGCGTGACCGATGAGGCTATGCAGCGTCACGATCTGTTCTACCTTTTATCCGAAAGCACTTCCGCTTATGTATGGTACGACTCAATTCCGCATGATGTTCCGAACTGTGCGTGGCATATTCAGTTTGCAGACGGCGAGAAATCGGACGGGTTCGACAACGTCTTCTATGCGACGGACTGCGCGTCGCTGAATGGGGTATCTGCGTTGGCCTATGACCTTTATCTGATCGAAGCCAACTACGGCGAAGAGGAGATACAGGAGCGCATGAAGCGCAAGCTGGAAGCGGGAGAATTCAGCTATGAGAGCCGCGCAATGGAGAGCCATCTATCCCGCGAGCAGGCGCACGCATGGATCGCCCAAAACGCCGCCATCGGCAAGAGCCACGTGCTCTATCTGCACCAACACCAAAGCGAGGAGGAATTGAAATGAGCATGAATCGAATCTGCCTGATGGGACGCATCGGTCGTGACTTGGAGCTGAAAAAAACGAACAGCGGCGTATCCGTTGTGTCGTTCCCTCTTGCCGTTGACCGCAACGGCAAGGAGGGCGCCACAGACTGGATCGACATTGTAGCGTGGCGCGGAACGGCAGAAGTGCTCTGCAACTACGCCGGACGCGGGCGGTTGATCGGCGTCGAGGGGCGCTTGCAGATGCGCGACTGGACGGACATGAACGGCAACAAGCGCAGGAGCTACGAGGTGCAGGCTGACAGCGTGTATTTCGCAGACAACAGGCGCCCGGAGGGTAACGATACTGCCGCACCGCAATACGCCACAGAGAGCGCCGTAGGCGGCTTTGCAGAGATCGGCGAGGACGACGGCAAGCTGCCGTTTTAAGGCGGTGACGGCATGGCGGAGAGCAAGGAATATGTCAAGCTCTGGCTGAGCTACGAGGACTATTTCCGCGAGTATGACGACGAGTCGATCGGGGCTATCGTCCGGGCGATGCTCGCTTACCGGAAAAACGGAGAACAGCCGAAGTTTGAAGGCCCCGAAAGGTTTATTTGGCCCGCAATTCAGCGGGATATTGACGAGTCCATAAAGGCGCAGGAAGCCGCCTCCAATGTTTACCGAGAGAACGGCAAAAAGGGCGGCAGACCGCCGAAAACAAGCGGTTTTTTGGAAACCAAGGAAAACCAAAAAAACCAAAGCGGTTTTTTAGAAACCAAAAAAAGCCAAGGACAAGGACAAGGACAAGGACAAGGACAAGGACAAGGACAAGGTGTTATTTCGCGCGCGAAGCGCTTCACGCCCCCCACACTCGCAGAGGTTCAGTCCTATGTGGCTGAACGCCAATCGCCCGTAGACCCACAGGGGTTCATCGACTTTTACGAGTCAAAAGGGTGGTTGGTCGGCAAGACCCCCATGAAAGACTGGAAAGCGGCTTGCAGAAATGCGGAGAAGTGGGAACGATGGGCCAATAAAGCACCGCAGATACGGCCGGGCGGCGATGTATTCGCTGAGATGCTGGAGGAGGAAAAGAACCGTGGAAAGATCTGACGTAATTAGCCTTTTAGGGCGGCTAAAACAGGCTTATCCGCAGGCTTACGCCAAGATGACCCGCGCAGAAGCCGAAGAGCTGGTTTCCCTCTGGTCGGACATGCTGGGCAGTGAAGACCCTGCCGAGGCGATGGACGCAGTGAATGCGATGATTGCCGAGGATGCGAAGGGATTCCCCCCGAAAGTCGGCCAAGTGCTGGCAAAAATCAGGGGCGCAGTTTCCCCGCGCGTCTCGGTAGCGTGGATGAAGCCATACATCGAGAAGATAGCCGAACAGGAGGCATTTATGCCGAGCGTTTCGCGTTATGCGAGGGAACACGGGATGACGTGGGACGCGGCTGCTGCCGAAATGGAGGGAAGCAATGGGCATTGATATTTCGCAGCTTGGCAAGGACGCTCAAGCCCAGGTCATGGCAAAGATGGCCGTGCGCGAGGTGCAGAAGCGGGAAAAGCGCAGTAAGTACAGGAGTAAATTTACCCCGCGCGTCATGCCAAACGGAAAAGTGCATAAATTCAAGAGCGCCAAAGAGGCGAGGCGTTATGACGAGTTGGCTTTGATGGAGAGACGAGGGCTTATCCGCAATTTGCAGATAGAACGAGCGTTTACGCTGCAAGAGCCTTACATTCAGTCGGATGGAGCGCACGTTAAGTCAGAGCGATATTTTGCGGATTTTGTCTATGAGCGGCCAACCAAGCCTGACTGCAATGGGCAAGTTTACTGGATACAAGAGGTTGAAGACGTCAAAGGGAAACGGACGCAAATGTATCTAAGAAAGAAAAACGAGATGTTGGCGAAGTACGGCATTACGATCCGCGAGGTGTGAGATGACAGCATTTGAGCATTGCCACAGCTGCAAGCCGCCTGTGAGGCATCCGGGCTGTCACAGCGAGTGCCCGCACTATCAGGTGGATATCGCCAAGTACAACGCGGCGAGGGATGAAGAGCAGCGGGAAGCGCAGGAGAAAGACGATTACTTGAGCGCGCGCCATTTCAAGACGCGGCGCTATCAACGGCTGAAATGAGGGAGCAAGAAAAGATGTTGACAGAAAAAGAGTTGGGCGAACGGCTCAAAAATATTCGCAAAATGCGAAATATCAGCCAGTTTCGGATGGCCGATATGATGGGCACAGAACAGTCAACCATTGCCAAATTCGAAAAGGGCGCGAGCTATCCGAAGGTGTCGACGCTATATAGATACGCCGAATGCGTTGGCTTGACGTTGAGCGATATTCTGGCGGAATCCCCACCGGCGAAAAAAGGCATGCTGTCGCCGGAAGAGATCGGCGAGAACATCAAGAAATGGAGTGCGCTGCGGGGCATGAGTATCAAGGGGCTTGCAGAAAAGGCGGGATTATCGCGCAGTAGCATCTTAAACCTCAGAGAGGGACGATGCATCAGCTACATGCCGACGTATCAGTACATTGCCGAAGCACTGGGCGTGACCGTCGGGACGCTGCTCGGAGAGGTGCAGGAAAATGAGTGAGAACACGAACCACGTGCCGTTTAAGACGGTCGTATATCCGCAGCTCAAGAAAGCCTTGCAGTCATCGGGCATGACACCGCCGGAGTTGAGCAAGAAGATCGGCGTCTCCCCGCTCTGCGTGTGGCGATGGACAACGGGGAAGAACGAATTCAGCATCGGCGTTATCAAGGCAATCCTTGCTGCGACGGGGCTGACATTTGAAGAGGCTTTCGGGGAGTTACACACATGAGCAAAATCGTGAGACCGAAAACGCCGTTTGAGTTCTGCGCTTATCCAGTGCTCAAGGAGGCGCTGGAAAAGACGAACTATAACCAAACAGAACTTGCACAATCCCTCGGTACGTCGCAGTTTACGGTGTCGGCGTGGGTGCGCGGCGACCGCGATACAACGGTGCGGCTGCTGCTCGCGCTGGAGGATTTGACTGGAATGACGTTTCGGGAGCTGTTCGGGGAATGCGAGGGGAGACGATGAAGGTTTTAGTTGCCTGCGAGGAATCGCAGGAAGTATGTAAGGCGTTCCGCGCATTGGGGCATGAGGCATATTCCTGCGACATTCAGGACCCGTCCGGCGGGCATCCTGAGTGGCATATCCTTGGCGATGCGCTTAAGGCCATAGAGGGGGGGCAAGTGACCACAATGGACGGACAGGGGCATGATGTGGGGCGATGGGATATGATTATCGCTTTCCCTCCGTGTACCAAAACGAGCAATGCCGGGGCAAGACATTTGTATAAAGGCGGCAGGTTAAATCTTCGCCGCTACTATGAAGGGCTTTGCGGCAAAGCGTTGTTTTTGGCAATATGGGCAGCCGACTGTGACAAGGTTATAATTGAAAATCCGACACCAAGTAAAGTGTTTGAGTATCCAGAACCAACCCAAGCCATACAGCCCTATCAATACGGACACCCGTTCAGCAAAAAAACCTTGCTGTGGGAGCGTGGTGTACAGCCGTTGAAACCGACCAATATTGTTGAGCCGACAGCAACATGGTGTCCGAGCGGCAGCTATAGTCATAAGCATGGGGAACAGCATAAAGGTATGTTTACCACGGATAGGGCCAAAAACCGCGCAAAGACCTTCCCCGGCATCGCCAAAGCTATGGCGGAGCAATGGGGAGGAGACATTAGGGAATGCGAGGGACACCATGGAAGGGTATAGCAATCAGCCGATTCCGAAGGAGGCGGCGAAACAGCTTTTAGCCCTTGATTTGCAGGACAAGGAAATATTGAGCTATGAGAAGATCGATCAATGGTACACCGCGTGGAATGGAAAGTGCTACGTGTCGTTTTCAGGCGGCAAGGATAGCACGGTGCTGGCATACTTGGCGGCGCGTTATCTGTCGAGTTTCAGGGCCCCGCCGTGGGAGCTGAATCTGGTGTTTGTGAACACAGGGCTGGAATACCCTGAAATTCAGAAATTCGTCAATGAGTACGCGGATTGGCTGCAAAGGAAGTTCCCGCGGATCAAGGTGCAGCTCGTGCGGCTGAGGCCAAAGCTCAACATTCGGCAGGTCATAGCAAAGCACGGGTATCCCGTCATCGGCAAAAAACAGGCGCACTTTATCCGCAATTTACAAAACGCGCACGGGCAGAACGATGCAACGGTCAATCTGTATCTGACCGGATACAACCGGAAGGGCGTTTACTGCTCGACGATGAAACTGGCGGACAAGTGGCATTATCTCAAGGATGCGCCGTTCCGCATTAGCGAGCAATGCTGCGACGTGATGAAAAAAGCACCCGCCAAGCGATACGAAGCTACGAGCGGATGTGTGCCATTTACCGCGATGATGGCGAGCGAGAGCCAGCAGCGAGAAAAAGAGTGGAAGCGCACGGGCTGCAACGCCTTTGACGGCAAGCGCCCCATGAGCAAGCCTATGAGCTTCTGGACAGAACAGGACGTGCTTGCGTTCCTAAAGGACGAAAACATCCCGTATTGCAGCGTATACGGCAACATCGTGGCGAGCGACGGCGAGAATGATTATCCGTCAACGCTAATCGAAAAGCCGCTGCATTGCACGGGGTGCCAGAGGACGGGGTGCATGTTTTGCGCGTTCGGGGCACACCTCGAAAAAGGAGAAAACCGGTTTGAGTGCATGAAGCACACGCACCCGAAACACTATGAGTTTTGCATCGGCGGAGGCGAATGGGACTCGGATGGGCTATGGAAACCAAACGAAAAAGGGCTTGGCTACGGTCGGGTTCTGGATTACATCGGAGTGAGGTATTGACCATGTACATCGGAGAACCATTTAGCTGGAAGCCTGCCGCATTTGAGGGCAGCAACGGCATTATGAGCGTGACCGCGAAAGAGACGACTGCGCACGGGCGCGTCGTCTACATCAATGAGGCGCACCGCTACTTTACGGCGGAGGCTGATATCAACGGGAATAAACTCAGAGAGCGCTTTAAATTTTAACAAAAATCAGGAGGAATTTCATCATGAACAACAATCAGGACTACATCGTTCGCTGTGACCGCGCAGGCGTGTTTTTCGGGAAGATCAAAGAGAGAAGCAGTTCCGAGGTCACCATGACCGAGGTCCGTAAGATTTGGAGCTGGGACGGCGCGTGTGCCGTGGAGCAGCTGGCGCAGGACGGCACAAAAGCACCGGGAAACTGCCATTTTACCGTGACGATCCAGGAAATGACCGTGCTGGGCGCGATCCAGATTATCCCGTGCACAGATGCGGCATCTGCGTCGCTTCGAGGCGTAAAGGAGTGGAAGAGATGACTCTTGACGATAGGATTAAAACCTTTTTGCTTGTAAGCTACGGCTCCGGCGACGGCTCCGGCTCCGGCTCCGGCTACGGCTACGGCTCCG